AAAGGAGGGGAATATTCCCCTCCTTCTTTTTTCATTCAAATCGTATCTTTTTCATATCTATTGATATATTATTATTGTAGAGATAAGAAGAATAATCTTTCTATTTTAGAAGAGGAGAATTATTATGTGGAAGAATGTTATGATTGGCAGTCTTGCTGTTTATGGAGTATGCATGGGTATATATTGCTGTGTCAATGCCACAGAATCCAAGGAGAAGAAAGAGATCCGTGAAAACGGCAAAGCTGTTCAGGCAATGGTTGACAACATACATCAAGACTATGAGGCTGCTGTGAAAAGACACAATGCTAGGTGCAATATGATCAAAGCTCTCAATGTGAAATCCTCCAATTAATTTGGCGGAAAAAAGAGAA